CGACGACAATGTTTCGGTTTTGGGCAACACATTCTTGAACCGGACGCTGGATGTATCCGGCAACACTTCTTTGTGGTCCCAACTTTTTGTGAATGGTTCTTCCGTCTTCGACGACAATGTCTCGGTATTGGGCAACACCTTTCTAAACCGGACCCTGGACGTCTCCGGAAACACCTCTCTATGGTCACAACTTTTTGTGAATGGTTCTTCCGTCTTCGACGACAACGTTTCGGTATTGGGCAATACCTTTCTCAACCGAACCCTGGACGTCTCCGGCAACACTTCCCTGTGGTCTCGTCTGTTTGTGAATGCTTCTTCCGTGTTCAACGACAACGTCTCGGTATTGGGAAACACATTCCTGAACCGAACCCTGGACGTCTCTGGAAACACCTCTTTGTGGTCTCGTCTGTTTGTGAATGCTTCTTCTGTGTTCAACGACAACGTCTCGGTTTTGGGAAACACCTTTCTAAACCGAATCCTGGACGTCTCTGGGAACACCTCTTTGTGGTCCCGCCTGTTTGTGAATGCTTCTTCCGTGTTCAACGACAACGTTTCGGTGTTGGGCAACACCTTTCTAAACAGGACGCTGGACGTCTCTGGGAACACCTCTTTGTGGTCTCGCCTGTTTGTGAATGCTTCTTCGGTCTTCAACGACAATGTGTCCGTGTTAGGGAACACCTTCCTGAACAGGACCTTAGACGTCTCTGGGAACACCTCTTTGTGGTCTCGTCTGTTTGTGAATGCTTCTTCCGTGTTCAACGACAATGTGTCTGTGATAGGAAACACGTTGCTGAACAGAACTCTGGACGTCTCCGGGAACACTTCCCTGTGGTCCCGCCTGTTTGTGAATGCTTCTTCGGTCTTCAACGACAATGTGTCTGTGTTAGGGAACACCTTCCTGAACAGGACGCTAGATGTGTCTGGGAACACCTCTTTGTGGTCTCGCCTGTTTGTGAATGGTTCTTCCGTCTTTAACGACAACGTATCCGTGTTAGGCAACACCTTCCTGAACAGGACCTTAGACGTCTCCGGGAACACTTCCCTGTGGTCTCGCCTGTTTGTCAATGGTTCTTCCGTCTTTAACGATAATGTGTCCGTGTTAGGAAACACATTCCTCAACCGGACGCTGGACGTATCCGGCAATACTTCCCTGTGGTCCCGACTCTATGTGAATGCTTCTTCCGTGTTCAACGACAACGTCTCGATGTTAGGAAATACTTTTCTGAACCGAACGCTGGACGTCTCCGGGAATACTTCCCTGTGGTCCCGACTCTATGTGAATGCTTCTTCCGTGTTCAACGACAACGTCTCGATGTTAGGAAATACTTTTCTGAACCGAACGCTGGACGTCTCCGGGAATACTTCCCTATGGTCCCGGCTGTTTGTGAATGCGTCTTCCGTGTTCAACGACAATGTGTCCGTGTTAGGGAACACCTTCCTGAACAGGACACTGGACGTCTCCGGCAATACATCTTTGTGGTCCCGCCTATTTGTGAATGGGTCTTCGGTCTTCAACGACAATGTGTCTGTTCTCGGCAACACCTTCCTGAACAGGACCCTGGACGTATCCGGGAACACTTCCCTATGGTCTCGACTGTTTGTCAATGGCTCTTCGGTCTTCAACGACAATGTATCGGTGTTAGGGAACACGTTCCTGAACCGGACGCTAGACGTCTCGGGCAATACTTCACTGTGGTCTCGACTGTTTGTGAATGGCTCTTCGGTCTTCAACGACAATGTGTCTGTGTTAGGAAACACCTTTCTGAACAGGACACTTGACGTCTCCGGCAATACCTCCCTGTGGTCTAGACTGTTTGTGAATGGCTCTTCCGTGTTCAACGACAATGTGTCTGTGCTAGGAAACACCTTTCTGAACAGGACACTTGATGTCTCCGGCAATACTTCTTTATGGTCTAGACTCTTCGTCAACGGGTCTTCTATTTTCAACGATACTGTGTATGTCGCTAAAAATGCGTTATTCGATAAAAATGTAAGCATTAATGGAAATACGGAAAACAAAGGAGACCTTCGAGTACTCGGCACTTCCACGATAGAACGAACCATTATCAACGGTGTCGTGACCGTGAACAACAACGTAAGCATTTTAGAAAACGCATCTGTATACAAAAATTTCTACGTGGGACAGAAAGCGAACCTAGAGAATGCTTCAGTAAACAATCAGACTGACCTGAACCATCTAACCGTTGCCGGAAACGCCACCCTCAATGGAGTAGTCGACATCAACAATACAGCAACCATAAACAGTCTAGAAGTAATGAACACAACCATCCTTGGAGGTAATTCTCTCAATGTAAATGCTACGAATATCACATTAAATGGTGCGATTGTTGTACCTACTGGAAATTCCTTTAAAGTCAATGGCAACATGAGTGTAGATACGTTAACCTATAAAGCACTCGTTAATTCAAACACACTCGCTCAGTTGTATGTCGCAGGTAACGCGATTACACAACTTGAGGTGGCAGACTTTATAGATACAATTACCAATGGGGTGAATAATATGAGCGGTAGCGTCCTCTTTAAATCCAATGTGAAATTCACCAATTCGAAAACACCTGCGTATCAAACGACCTTCCAAATCGGTGAAAATGGAGGACCTGTAAAAATGCTCGCCTATTCGGACAACAATTCAGAACTCTTCTGGAATGGAAAAATGAACGTGAATACGTCATCCTATAATACGGGAGGGTTTGACTATACAGGTCCCTTTACCATCCGAGGACCTACCTATGAAGTTTATTCTACAACAACCAATCTATCTTCTAACACGACCAATATCAAAGGAGATATCAATGTCTTTAACCAACTGAGAATACGTCAAGGAGGGTCTATTTTGATAGATTCACCTGATGTTACTCTTGTGGATTTGAAAAGAGTGGTTGAAATCTCTACTCAATTAAACGTGAGTAACAATGGAACAGGTCCAGCCATACGAGCAAGTCAAAAAGACCCTCAGTTTGCGGAGATTATGCTGTTAGAGGCCGATGGTCTGGATGTATATTCCGTTGGAAACCTGGGAAATACCCAAATCAAAGGTAAAATCAGATTAGGGTATGATGTCGTGAGTAGTTCAAACACCGATGTGAATAATGTAAACGGAGACATCCGTCTTGCATCTGGACAGACGCCCTTTACAGATTATCAACTGGATGTGAGCGGTAGTTGTGTAATCTCCAAGAACATGTCTGTATTACAAGACCACTCTGTAGGTCGAGACTTTACTGTCTATCGAAATGTAAGTGTATATGGAGAAACCTACATGAATGGACTACTTACCCTGAAGAACGACCTTACCTCCTATTCGGACCGAAGGATTAAGAAAAATATTCAACCATTAGAAGACTGTTTGAGTAAAATTACAACGATTCATGGGTATACGTATCAGAGAATAGACCTAGAAGATGAAAAGTATTTTATAGGAATGATTGCGCAAGAAATAGAAAAGCCCTTTCCCGAACTCGTGAATGAAATTGAGGAAAATGGGACCACGATTAAAACCGTGAACTATCCTGCGTTTACTAGCGTTTTATTAGAGTGTATTCAAGAATTAAAGGAAAGAATCATTCTTTTAGAAAATAAAATATTCGGATAAATATATATGCCCTACGTCAGTAAAAAGGAACGCATCATAAACCACGCAGACGCATGCGGAGGAGGAGGAATGAAAAAGTCAGGTATTGCGACTCAGATGGGTTGGTCTCGTATCCCATCTAGTATTTTCAAATCGAGTACCCCTCAAAAGGTACCCGTCTTTAAACTCACTTGCTGTGGCCGTCCTATTAATTAAATCACTTATCACTTAAACAAAAGATAGTATAATCTATAGATAGAATGCTACTTATAGATTATAGAGAACGCACTTTGTTGGAGGAATGTCAAAAGATACTTCCAGAGTATTCGAATGTAAACATAGAATCCAGTAACTTGAAATTAGGAGACATGATGATAGGACAAACGATTATGGAGCGTAAAACATGGGCGGACTTAGAAGCAAGTATGAAAGACAAACGTTATACTGAACAATCCTTTCGACTACAGGAAGCCATCAAAGAAGGATATCGCGTCTATTATTTGTTAGAAGGGGATTTGTCTAGTTACCATGGGTCTATCCCCAAAGAGAATCTGAGAAAGGCCATGTTTGGACTCATGGAGAAAGGATTCTTTGTATTACAAACCAAAGACTGTAAGGATACAGCGAGATATTTGATGGAATTCATGGAGAAAGCTCCATGCGAAACATTATCCTATGAAGAATCCTGTATCACAAAACAAAAACAGAAAAACATTACTCGAGACAACATTAGTCTTTTTATGCTTTGTCAGATTCCATCCATTAGTATGAAAACCGCGCAAATTCTTATGGACAAGTATGGACATATCCATGAATTGTTCTGTAAACTTCAAGAGAATCCGAATGAATTCAAGGAATTTACCTATGACAAGGATGGAAAACCAAAGAAACTAAACAAGAATGTCATACAGAATCTAACTACCTATCTAACTAAGAGCCAGGTCCATGAAGCCGGGATGTAGTGCCATAGGGTCGGGTATACCTTGCGTTTGATTTTCTGGATCGAAAGGAAGGGGTAAGTGTGTGACACGTTCGGGTTGAAGACCGCATTCATTCGCCTCCAGAAAGTTTTGTCGTATTTCATACATCTCACTACCCTCTGCGGTATACACTTTTTCTAAATGAAGAATAGGACATTTTAATTGATTGACACGTTGCCATTCAATGTAATCTTTATACTCTTCCAGGTTCTTAAATTGGATGGGATTGACTCCGGGTACTTTTGCCATCGATGGGTCATATAAATAAAGAAAGTGTCCGTCTTTAATCAAGGTCGTAGGACATTTACCACTGACAAAAGGCTCGATGGGTTGCTGAACCAAAAAATAGATGCCCCAGAGAAAAAGAATCAAGATAAGAAAAAGCTTTAGATTACACATTTTTAATATAGTCTTATATTATAATTATGGTGAAAGCAGAAGTGTTTGGTCCAGATTCTTATGATTCTTGTGCGAATCGCGTTAAAAAACTTACAGGGGTCATTCTTGTGTTTCATCCGGGATGTGGTCATTGCGTACAAATGCGACCTGAATGGGAGGCCATGAAGAAAAGGTTGTCTCCAGGTTCAAAGGTGGTAGAGGTAGACGGTTCAGAGATGTCAGGTAATGACAGCATGAATCGTAGCCCTCTCTCCCAGACGAACGGCTTTCCTGAAATTTTAAAGATGAAAAAGGGAAGAGTCGTGGAGAAGTTTACTGGACCAAGAACCGCAGAGGAAATGAAAAAATTCGCAGAGAAGGGAATGAAAAAGACGATGAAAAGAGTGTCTGTAAAGAGAAAGACCGGAAAACGAAAGACTGGCAAGCGCCGATAAAAATTGACCGATGAAATAAAGTTTGATTTCATGTATACAAAATGGAGTGCAAACTTATCGATTTCGTTGTCTCTGACAAAGAACAATTTACCATTCAGATGTTTGGTATCGACGAACAGCGAACTACCTATTCGATTACCGTTCATGATTTTCACCCCTTTGTTTACCTTCGTGTAGGAGATGACTGGTCGAAGACAAAAGGCGACCGGTTCATGGACCATTTAAAGGAAATCGAACCCACGAAGATGGCCTATAAAACCGTATATCATTATGAGATGGTGGAGCAGAAGACTTTGTATGGTTTTGACGGTGGAAAACTTCACAAGTTTATGTATATTTCTTGTCAAAACATGAAATTTATTTATGCTTTGAAGAAGATGTACTATAATCACGATACAGAGAAGGTTATGCCTTATGTCTTTGAAGGAACCTCTACTTCTATCTATGAATGTATGATTCCTCCCTTGCTACGGTTCTTTCACATTCAAGAAATCAGCCCTTCTGGCTGGATTGAGGTGAAGAAATTCAAGACGAGAAAGAGTAACTCACGTTGTCAAAAAGACCTGGTTTGTTCTTACAAGGATATTACCGCACTCAAGAAGGACACTGCCGTCCCCTACAAGATTTGTAGTTTCGATATTGAAGCCAGCAGTAGTCATGGTGACTTTCCGGAAGCGATTAAAGATTACAAGAAGGTGGCTTATGATATGGTGTATCGTCTGGACAAAGCGAACAAGGAAGAATACGCGTTCTTGTTGAAAGAAATGCTTCTGAATGTATTCTCTATCAAAAACACGCTGAACATGGACATCTGTTATCCTAAAACAAAAGTGACCGAAACCATGGTCCTAGAGAATCTGAAAGAGATGATGAATGTCACAATTCAGGAAAAACCTTCTCTGGACGAGAAGATTCAGAAGTATTTCAAGAAGGAAGAGGAGGAAGAAGAAACCGAGTATACGGTACAGAAGCATTCACTCAAAGATTCCGATTTGATTACCTTTCTCGCATCGGACACAGAACTTCCTATCAAGATTGTCTATTTCATGGATTTGTTGGGAAGATATTTTCCTGAACTGGAGGGAGACCAAGTCACATTTATTGGGTCTACATTTATCCAGTACGGACAAGAAGAACCTTATTTACAGCACTGCGTCTGTGTAAACAACTGTACGAAAATCACTCCGGAACATGTACTCGAATGTTATCCTGAAGAAAAGGACGCACTCATCGCATGGTCCGAATTGATTCGAAGAGAAGACCCAGATATTATCATTGGATACAATATCTTTGGTTTCGATTACAAATTCATGTTTGAACGAGCGAGTGAACTCGACTGTTTGGATGAGTTTATGGATTTGGGCAGAAATGAAACCTTTTCAAAGGAATTGAATGTATCCAAGATTGTCCTGGCATCGGGACCTTATGATTTGTCGCTTCTCGTGATGGAGGGGCGTCTTCAAATCGACTTGTATACACACATGCGGAAAGAGTTCAATCTCTCTTCGTATAAACTGGATTATGTAGCGGGATATTTGCTTGGAGATACCCTTAAAAAATACGAGAATCAAGGCAATCATTGTCGTATTTGGAGTCAGAACTTAAAAGGAATCGCGGTAGGTTCGTTCATTCATTTTGAAATCATCAATCATTCAGGTGATTTATACGAAGATGGAAAGAAGTATAAAATTATTCAAATGGAAAAGGATGGATTCGTGATTGAGGGTCAGATTCACTGTGAGGAGAAGATGTCCTGGGGCATGGCCAAAGACGATGTCTCGCCCAAAGAAATTTTCGAGATGACTAGAGGTACAGACGACGACCGAGGCGTGATTGCCAAATATTGTATTCAGGACTGTAATCTAGTTCATCACATCTTTCAGAAAATCGACGTCTTAACTACCTTTATCGAGATGAGTAAACTTTGTAGTGTACCGATTAACTTCCTCGTCATGCGAGGTCAAGGTATCAAAGGTACCAGTTATATTGCGAAAAAGTGCCGTGAGAACCAGATTCTCATGCCTCTCATTTCCAAAGGAAGTCCTCACGATATTTACGAAGGAGCGATTGTTTTGGAGCCCAAATGTAATTTGTATCTGGAAGACCCGGTTGCTTGTGTGGATTATGGGTCTTTGTATCCTTCTTCCATCATCAGTGAAAATCTCTCACATGATAGCAAGGTGTGGACCAAGGAATATAATTTAGCAGGAGAGCTGATTCGGTCTACCGGTGTCAAAAATGAGAAGGGGGTGTACATTTACGATAACTTATCGGACTATACGTACGTGGATGTGAAGTACGATACGTTTTCCTATCGAAAGAATGAAAAGATTTTGACAGGATACAAAGTATGTCGATTCGCTCAATATCCGAATGACAAGAAAGCTATCTTGCCATCTATCTTACAAGAGCTCTTGGCTGCCCGAAAAGCCACCAAGAAACAGATGGAGAAAGAGACTGACCCTTTTCAGAAGAATATTCTGGACAAGCGTCAGCTTAGTATCAAGATTACAGCAAACAGTCTTTACGGACAATGTGGAGCAAAAACAAGTACCTTTTACGAGATGGATGTGGCTGCGTCTACTACCGCAGTAGGCCGTAAGCTTCTAATTTATGGCAAGGATGTGATTGAAACCGTATACAAAGACGCAATCGTGGATACAAAATACGGACCTATGCACACAAATGCGGAATATGTTTATGGAGATACAGATTCGGTGTTCTTTACCTTTCACTTGACCCAAGACGGGAAGAAACTGGATTCTCAAAAGGCGCTTGAAGTCACGATTGATTTAGCACAAGAAGCAGGCGCTTTGGCTACCATGTTCCTCAAAAAACCGCATGACTTGGAATACGAGAAGACTTTCCTACCGTTCTGTCTTCTTTCGAAGAAACGTTATGTAGGAATGCTATATGAATTCGATGCGACCAAATGTAAATGTAAATCCATGGGTATCGTATTGAAACGTCGTGATAACGCACCCATTGTCAAAGATGTCTATGGTGGAATCATTGACATTCTGATGAAAGACAAGAACATCGACAAATCGATTGAATTCCTTCACAAACAGTTGACTCAACTTAGTGAGAGGAAAGTCCCTATTGAAAAACTTATCATCAGTAAATCGTTACGGTCCTTCTATAAGAATCCGAAACAAATCGCACACAATGTGCTGGCGGAGCGGATTGGAATTCGTGACCCTGGAAACAAACCAGCTCCTGGAGACCGAATACCTTATATCTACATTTTAAATGCCCTGTCGAAACTTCAGGGAGATAAAATAGAGATACCGGAGTACATCAAAGAGCACCGTTTAAAAATCGATTATGGATTTTACATCTCCAATCAGATTATGAAACCCGTATTACAGTTATATTCTCTTATCTTGTATGACATGAAAGAATTTAGGCGTCGAAAGCCTGCCTTTATGCGGGAACTGGACACCCTTCGTACGACGATGGAGGACGATAAGTTTGAAGAAAAGGAACAGAAAATGAAGTTGAAAGAAGTGGAAAAACTATTGTTCGAAAAGTATTTGAGAGATGATAAGAACGTCAAGGCAGGGAATCGACCGATTACAGGGTTCTTTAAACCTACTTGATAAGGACTACGATTTGTAGTACCAGTTCAATGAAATATAATCCTGACCATTTTTCGATAAGCCATCTGTATCTAGACTTTTTAAATTGGGCCCTTGTCCATACAACGACTGAATCTCGTCGTATCCTAACGCATAGTTGTAATAACGCAAGGAAGAGATAGACCCTAAGAACCCATGATTTACATCCCCTACGAGTACATCATAATAGTTTTGTCTCGGTAGATTGTTCAATATTTTTCGCTGCGTCATCATCCCATTGATGTAAATGTCTACTGTAGTCTGTTGAACACGAATGGTCGTACATACCCATTTCTGTACGGGCATGTTCTCAATGGTAATCGATTCCGCAAACTCTTTCGCAGACGAAGAAGGTTGGAATGTATTTAACAAGAGAATCATATTGACATTTCGTTCATCTTTTACAGGAGTAATCGCATTAGGTAGGATAGAATCTTTTTGTTTATTTTGTGTAATAAATAATCCAGGCGAGTTGTTGAAAATATTCTTACAACTATCGTCTCTACAATCGGGTGGAACGTTTAACGTCAAATTACCATTCTCAGACCCTTTTGAAAAGATACGACTGTAGGTCGGACCACTTGGATTTAAGCTATCGATAAAAAACCATACATTCCATGTAAATTCTATACCCTGGTCTTCGTTAATCGACCGGTAGATAGGTACAGATTCGCTTTCGTTTGGATTGACCGATATTTTTTTGAGTTTGTTTGCGGAAACCATTCCATTGAGTAAGATAGGATTTTTACTTGCTCCCAGGAAATATTGGATGAGCCAAGACCCAAGTTGAAAAAACAAAACAAATAAGACTAAAAGAATCACAATAAATACAAACTTCGTAATCGCTGTATTCGATTCCGCAAATTGAGTGGTCTTTGCTTGAAGAGAGGTGAAAGAGAACATAGACATTCCGGTGGTATTGACCGCGGGTTTGACATTTTTATTTTGTCCCGAGACATTTTGAACCTTCTCTTTCACCGTATTCACAGTTTCTTTTGTCTTTTCTACTACATTTGAAATCTTACTAGAGACCGCATTTTTTATCGTATTGGCCATACCTTTTGGTTCTTTGTTTGTAGATAGTAGTTTATTCATTATATATTACATGATAATATTTATCATAAATTACATAATAAATTACATAATAAATATTTTTTGAACTTCTTCATTATCCTGATAAAACGTAAAAGAAGCGTTGTATCTGTTCAATAAACTACCCAATAAGTTGGTGGTGGGTCCATTTTTGTAGATGTTCCAAGCATCCTGTGGAGACAAGACGCGACCATAGTAACGGGTTAACCCTATCTTACCACTAAACCCAGTGCGGTTTGCTAGGACAAGGTCGCCCGTATTCTTCTTCTTATTTGGCGGGTTATAGATAGGATAGGGGTGTAGGTCGGTGTCTATCAATTTACCATTGATATAGGTGTCTGTATTGTTTGTATTGAAACAGACCGTGATGTTCACCCATTTTTGTATGTTTATATTCGGGATGGTAATGGTTTGAGTCACCGGAGAGGTTTTGGATTGATTCGAATACACATCATATCGTATGATTAAGTTATTTTCGTATTGGTCTAGGTCAAACCGAGTAGGTTGTGCGCCATTTCTCTGAAAATCCAAGATGTTTTTCATCACCCCGAAATTGGTATTCCAGTCTTCGATATAAATCCATGTAGAAAGAGAATACAGTTGGTCTACCTGTTTAAATTTAGACGAATTATAGATATACGACGCAGACGCATCTATAGGTATGTCGATGATTTCATAGTAGTTTTTAAAAAAGGAAAGGTTCATTAAAAAATAAATGCCTACCATCACCAAAAAGACAATAAGTCCTAATTTAATGGGTCCCGATACTTCATCCGTTAACAGTAAATAACCACCAACAAATAAAATAAGTAGAAGTATAAAAGCGGTCATGGATAGTAAATTCATTATACTATATAGGTATTTTTTTATTATGGAAACTTTTATAAATACTATCTATTTTACGAACGCCGAGTGGTAATTCATAATATTTCATATTACAAATGCCTCCAATGCGTACGTTTTGACTTGACCCTACGATTAATATATCTTGTGGGTCGAGTACGGATAAAACTTTCGGGTAAGTACCTACTAAATTGTTGTTGATAAACAAATCCAATGTACCATGTTTATAGTTCATCACAATAAAATTCCATCGTTGAAAGAGTATCTTATTTGTTTTGTATAGAATTTTTCGAGACTTTTTGTTGTAGTTGATGGCCACGATAAGGGATGATTCTACCGGGTCATAATACAGGGAGGGTCTGTTCCCAAAAGAATAAATGTGTTGTATTTCATTCGATTGAGCCTCCTGTAAATATACCCACGAGGTGATGGCGTAATGGTAATCGAATGTAGTAATTTTGGTCTCTTCTGAAGTTAAAATAGACGGAAGAGCGATGAGTGTATCACGTGAAGCAAACACAGTCGAATATAGATAAGAGTATATGTACTGAAGTTTTTCTACCACTGTGAGCACCTGTGGATGCGCCTCGATAAATTCCATCATTAGATTCCGTTCTTTGTATGTTTCCACTTCTTCGTCTGTTGTTTCGTAGTCCTTTTGGAGTCTGCTTTTAAAGACATTGAAGGGTATTAATTGACTATCCTCTACCTGTAAAGAATTGAATCCTTCTTTCTCCAGATAATATGGTAATGTCAATCGGTCAGGAGGTACAACGTAAGTCTGTTCTTCTTTTACGGTTTCTTTGATATTGGGTACGGATGTTTTCTCGGCTTCTTTTGCCTTAGACGCCGCTAACATTCTTTGAAACCATCTATCATAAAAGGGCCTTTGATTCAAAACCCTTTCTTTCAATTCATCCGATGTGATAGAAAACACATTTGTATTTAGATAAGCCGCCTTCTCTACAAGCAGAATACCGTCATTTTTATACTGTTGCTGGCGATACAGAGGTATCAAATAGAAAATGAATATATAGATAAGTATTAAGATAAATACAATGAATACAGTCGAAGGAGTATTCGTATAATCCTTTTTGATATACTCTATCGCATCTGTGATTAAACAGGGGATATACATGATGATGGTTTTTAACAAATCTATGTAGGGGGAATTAAAGGACGCCTTGGTATCCTTGGTGAACATAGCGAGTACAAGAAAAATGAGGCCCACGGTTACCCAAAAAGAGTATTGAAAACTATAAACCACCCCAGCTTCGATGGATTTAAATACGCCATAAGCTACCAATGAAATACACGCAATGTAAAATAGATAATAAAAATACTTATACGCATATTTCAGGAAATTGGGCCATAAGTCTGCCATACTAGCACCTCGATAGGTGTCTTGTGCCGAATAATACTCAATAAAAATGAGTACACAAAACACGGTAATCAGACACCCAATCATGATGGGTATTCTTGCGTAGTATAACACGTTATATGGGTTCTTCGTGAAGACGTAATAATAGAACACAAGAATACATGTAAAAATGATTAGAACAATAGGGCTCGTTGTTTCGGGCATCGTTATACTAGTTATATATTTTCCATGGACGTTTTCTCTCCGTGACAATTCCTACACAATGCCACTAAATTATCTACATCGTTTGTGCCACCTTGGTCTAGGCGCTTGACATGGTCAACCTCGAACCAAGCAGTGAGTTGCTGTTTACAATGGTTACATTTCCAGCCCTGTTTTGAGGCAATGTATTTTTTCTTTGTCTCGCTCACACTTCTCTTATGAGTTCTGCTAGAACTGTTTAATTTCTGAATGGAACGTGCGTGGTCATTCCCGAGAAAGGGCCTTATCATGTCTTTGGATTGTCTATCGATAGGTAAGATATGGATGTAATTCTTGAGTACATTCATAAACGTCCAGCTTTCTTCCCGGCTTCGACTCATCATTAAGAACAATCCTATCCCGAATACGGCGATTCCTGCTATCTTATAATATTTCGTATTTGTTTTAAAATGGTGAAACAGGAAGTTATCATGATAGGTGTTATATATCAACCCACCTGTAATCAACAACACCATAAATTGAAGATTCATTTTATTCTACATAGAAAATAAAAATGACTCTATAGAATCCATTTATAGAGAATGACGATGAACAGAATGACCACGATACAATATAACATATTATGGAGTTGTTTGTGTTTCGATTTATTTTGATAGAGGTCCAATTGATAATCTTCTTTGTTTTGATATGATTTTCTTATCGATTGATGAAAAGACGAATACAATAGATATCCATATTCTTCCATTTTGTCTCGAGAATCCCAGTAGGTTTCAATCGGATACTTACGAATGAGAGTAAAGAAAATATTCTGATGAATGTCTGGGAGAAAGTACGGTATGGCTTCTATCCATTGTTTCATTTTTTTCTTGTTGGGTTTATTCGGGACATAATGATAAAACGCATAACGAATATACTGGAAAAGGACATCGTGGTTTAATAGAGGTTCAAATGGAATCATGGTTGCGTCCATAGGGACGGAAGGATTCATCTTTGAATCTGAAGGATACATCAGCGAATCGGATGGATTCATCCTCGAATCTGAAGGATTCATCCTCGAATCTGAAGGATTCATATATGAAATACATATAAATAGTTACATGCACCTTTTCGTATTATGGATACCAAAAAGTATCTATGTAACAATTGTGGTAATTATGGTCACTTGTTCTACAATTGTAAAAAGCCCATTACAAGCTTAGGCGTGATAGCCTATCGATATACTCCTAAAAATGTGGAGTTTTTACTTGTACAACGTAAAGACACACTTGGATATGTAGACTTTCTGAGAGGTAAATACTCAGAGACCAATGAATTTCAATTGAACAATATTATACGCGAAATGACAAAAGAAGAGATTCAAAATATAAAAACCCACGAATACAAAGAACTATGGTATAAGCTATGGAACAAGGTGACCGAAACGTATGATATAAAAAATGAGGAAAAATTTAACTTGATTAAAAAGACCAAATCTCACCTGTTTGTCGAATCTAATTGGACAGAACCTGAATGGGGATTTCCTAAAGGTAGACGGAACTTCAAGGAACGAGACCTGGATTGCGCTTTGCGAGAATTTGAGGAAGAGACAGGATATGACAAAAAATCACTGATTCTGATAAAAAATATCAATCCTTGTGAAGAGATATTTACAGGGTCCAATCTGAAATCCTATAAACATCGTTATTTTTTGGCTTATATGAAATATGATGACACCTTGTTAGATACTAATTTCCAAAAGAGTGAAATTGGCTCTATGAAATGGTTGTCTTATGAAGAAGCAGTTCAAAAAATTCGACCTTACAACTTAGAAAAATTAGAGCTGTTAAAGGATATTCACCTATTGATGGGTAAAATGATTATTTTTTAATATGAAATAAGTATAAATGACCGAATTCTATCCACATCTGGATAACAAGGAATTACAAAAAAAAATTAGCTTGAAGAAGGAATTCCGATATAAATATGATGGTGAAATTGTCTCGGTACAAGAAAAATCAAAAACCATGTGTAAACGAAGTTCTGCTTTTGAACTAAGTCCACACCAAGAGTTCGTGAAAAAGTTTATTTCTTATCAAAACCCATACAATAGTCTATTGTTGTACCATGGATTAGGTAGCGGAAAAACATGCTCTGCGATTAGTATTACCGAATCTCTACGCATGTATTCGAAATATATCCCCAACTTTAAAAAAATACTTATGGTAGCTTCACCGAATGTACAAGAAAATTTTAAACTTCAGTTGTTTGACCCTTCGAAATTAACCCGTATGAATGGATTATGGAATCTACATGGATGCGTAGGCAATACCTTGTTGAAAGAACTTAATATCGACGAGACACATGCGATGAACAGGGATGATTTAATCCACCGAATCAAAAAGGTTATTAAGGATAATTATTCTTTCATTGGCTATGGTAGTTTCGCAAATTTCATCGAAAAACAGTTGTCTACCAAGAATCCAAAAAGAATTCAAAATACATTCAGTTCTAGGGTCATTGTGATTGACGAAATTCATAACATTCGTATTACCGAGAAATCGTCAGACAGTATTGGAAAGAAAATCGCTTCTATGCTCAATAAACTCGTTCATTATGTGAAAGGTATCAAGTTTATCTTCTTGACCGGAACACCTATGTACAATGACCCCAAGGAAATCATCTATTTGTTAAATCTCATGAATCTAAACGATGGACGTAGCGTGATACAAGTCAAGGACGTCTTTACCGATGCTGGAGACATCAAGGAAGGCGGAAAGGAACTGCTACAAGAAAAGGCGAATGGATATATCTCTTATGTTCGTGGTGAAAATCCATACGCTTTTCCTTATATGGTAACACCCTCGATGTACCAAGACCCGAATTCTTCACTTCTGTGCGAACAACCGACCGTTCAATTCAACGAGAAAAAAATAACGGCACCGATTGAACATTTGGATTTGTATCGTGTTTCTCTATCGGAAATACAAGAGGATGCCTATCTAAAGACTATCCAGCAGATAGAAGAGAAAAAAACGGAGGAGTTCGAAAACTTAGACTCCCTCGGTTACAACGATTTAATGAAACCTATACAGAGCCTGTTGATTACCTATCCGCATGAAACCGGGTTCTATACAGGAGATGAAGGTCTTCAATATGTGATGAATTATAGAGAGACTCTTTATCCACCTTCAAGAAATGAATTTGTCTACAATGATACACCTCTAAAGGATATGTTTACGTATGAAAATATTGGAAAATACAGCTCTAAAATGAAGTCACTCTTAGACCATATTATAGATTCGAAAGGCATTGTATTGATTTATTCGCAGTACATCAATGGAGGTCTTGTCCCTATTGCGTTGGCACTCGAAGAACTCGGATTTAAACGATACGGAGAAAAATCCAAGACTCTATTCCGAGATAAAAAGCCTGATTTGAACGTCTATAACATGAAACAGGACCCCACCTACAAAGGGAAATTTAAACAGGCAAAATACTCTATCATCAGTGGCGAAAAGATGATTAGTCCGGACAACAACGAAGAAATCTATGGTCTTACACATGACAATGAGGAAGGACAGACCATCAAAGTAGTCCTGATATCCCAAGCAGGTACCGAAGGAATCGACTTGAAAAATGTGAGACAAGTCCATGTGATGGAACCATGGTATAACTTAAATCGTATCGAACAAATTATCGGAAGAGCACGGCGGAATTGTAGTCATAGTATGCTTCCTTTACACGAACGTAATTTTACCCTCTTCTTGTATGTCTCCATTTTAAGTGATACCCGTATTGAATCATTGGATGGTCTATTGTATCGTATGGCGGAAAAGAAATCCATCAAGATTGGAAGAGTGAGTCGTATTCTAAAATCAGTCTCGGTAGATTGTCTCTTGAATCAGGAACAACAGAATTTCGCAAAAATGACGGAAAAGATAACGCTGCTCTTAAGCAACGGTCAAAAGATAAAATATGATGTAAAAGATAAACCGTTTAGTAGTTTGTGTGATTACAGTAAAACGTGTGAATATGACTGTTACAATAAGGTGGGACCAGAATACAAAGAAGACCTGCTCACGTATTCTTATAAAGATACTCAAAATAACAAGTTGGAAGATAAAGTAAAGGCCCTTTTTAATCATAAGCATGTCTATACCAAGAAAGAGCTCATCCGTAACATCCATGCACCAATGGAAGAAATATTGCGCACACTCACCGATATGATTGAACATAAGACCCCGATTAGCGATAAATATTCTAAAATAGGATACATGACACAAATCGCGGACCTCTATCTATTTCAACCCATGGAATTAAACGACCCTAGGACATCTGTCTATGATAGAATGCGACCGATTCCTATAAAACCTAAAACCTTTGTATTGACACAGGAGAAGGAAAGAACAAAAGAGAAAGAGGATGATAAAGAAAAAGGGAATGGGAATGGGAATGAGAAACATAAACAGAGAGTATCGGATAAGGTAGCTCTTCTAGAGAACCTATACAATCAGGCCACACATCCGAAAGAAGACCCTGAAGAAGATTGGTACCAACTTTTTTCGAAGGCATCCGAGTATATGAAAACACATCGTGGACTCACAAACGAAGAGATTGATAAGTATTTGATAATCCATCTTTGTGAACAGCTCACGATAGAAAAGGAAGTAGACATTCTTCAGGAACTATACTCACGAGAATTAAATGACTTCGAAAAGAAACTGAAAGCATATTACGATGAAAAAATTGTAGAGAGACAAGACACGAAAGCGATAGGTCTTTTAGCCAAAGAAGGCATACGAAGTATACTTGTCATCTACGTATGGAATGAAGGAGGTAACCTATGGAGAAAAGCGACTCCCACGGAACAGAGTATATTCAAAGATATGTATACATTCAATAAAAGTAATCTATACTCTACCATTGGATTCATGGGGTATTACACAGATAATTCTTATCAATTTAAAATCAGAGACAAGAAAAACCCGGATACACGCGGAAGCTATCTGTTGATAAAAAAAAAGAGTGATATCATCGATTTTATGAACGATGTACTCTTTAAGAAAGTTATCTTCACCAAAGAAAACACGAAAAAGGAAAGCATCACTCGTACAGAACTGACGATTCTTTCAGAGCTTTATATGAGACATTTAGATTCCACGAAAAAAGAACGGTATTTCTTATCGAAAGTAGAATACCATTTGTATATAGAAAAAAATTGAAATAAACACATTTCGCTAATGCTAGGTAGTAAACATGTTCACTCACATGATAATTGAAGAACAGATTCTCGTTCCCTTCCAGCTTTGTTCTTCCCCAGAAAAATACTTTATGTCGTATGCCAAAGATAAATTAGAAGGACGGTGTAGGAAAGAGGGATACATCTCTATCCATAGTATGACATTGGAATCCTACTCATGCGGACTTCTGTTCGAAGACTCTGTATCCTTTGACGTAAGGTTCTATGCGGATGTCTGTAATCCAGAAGTCGATACGGTGACGGAATGTAAGATTATGAACAATACCAAGATTGGGATTCGAGGCATCTATCGGGAAAAAGACAATCCGATTATCTTCTTTGTAAGCAGAGAACATAATCCGACAAAGAATTTCGATGAATACGTGATTGGACAGATGTTACCGGTAAAAATTATAGGTACTCGGTTTGAACTCAATGATACCTCTATTTCTTCGATTTCAGAAATCATATAAATACATGTTCCTTTTATTTTTAATGATACATGACCTGGATAAAATGACAAGAATCATCGAAAGTTTTTCAAAAGAAGAACATATTCAAGTCCTCAAAATAATCATGGAAAAGGACAGTGGAACCGTAAGCGAGAATAGCAACGGTACCTTTGTACAAATGGACGAATTAAGCACAGAAAGTCTTGAAAAAATAAATAAATATATCGATTACGTACTGTTAAAAGAGTGTGACATCAATGTGATTGAAGAGACAAAGGAACGGTTGAAAAATAATATAAATGAATAAACGTATATCTAAACAATGATTGCGTCCTTCTCTCCTTATTTTATGAAGAGTAGTTTCGATATCCCAGATACAAAACCAAAGCCAAAGAAGAAACGGATACCTCCTAGTTTATTCACACATTTTTACAAACGCGTGAATCAAATAGACCGTACACAAATAGAAGATACAACCTACAACGAATGGAATGAACGAACCCTTCTGGCAGAAAAACTGGAAGGAATGAAGTTCAAAAAGAAGGAGAAAATTATCAACAATCTGGTGTATGACAAAGAGATATGCCTAGAAACATTGGCTATCTTATGTAGCTATTACAAGGTAAACGTCTATTATGTCCGAGGTAGAACCTTCGTAAAAATGTTCTATTCGGACAAACCCGCGTGGTTTATGAACGATACACATCAATTTATAGATGAAGTAGACCTAACCAACCATTTAGAGATTTCGCTTGAAAAACCATTGAAAGCCGTAAGCGGTTACAATTTGGCTCAGCTCAGAGATATGTCTACACGACTTTTACTCCCTATTGAGAAATACAAAAAACAAGAACTGTACGACTCCATAAAACTCGTCTTGAGTCATTTATATAAAATTGAAGAATGAAATAAATGAATGTTAATATATATATCATGTCTCTTCAGTCGGCATTATCCGTCTATGAATCGCTTTTAAAATTCAAATTTGACCGTCGAAGCTCTAAACCGATGGACGAATACGATTTAAGGAAAGGAAATGTTCACCTGGAAGGAGAGATTCGATTTCATACGATTGATAAAATTCAATTTGAGCGTATTTACAACACACTTTTATCGTATGGATTTGTAAAATCAAAAGAGGAGTATCAGCTGAAAGTGATTCACTATATGAACGACAATATGTCCAAGATACGATGTGAATTGAATGATTTGGCAAAGATTCGAGAGTTCTGTAAAACCAATGTACTTCCTCTAGAAACAAAGTACATCTTGAAACAGAAGATGGAAGAGTACCCCAACTACTATGAAAACAAAGATTATCAGTTTCGGTTTGCGATACAGAAGGAAGTGTCGCTGGAACCATCTGACAAAAGAATCGATGAAATTCAAACCAACTCTCGTGTATCGGATAAGAGTTTTCGATACATGACACGTATTACGTTAACCCATCCAGATATGCATTACATCCATGTTGATTTAAGTATTGTCAAATCCGTAAAAAGTCGCGGTGACCTGATGAAAGAAAAGTCCTTCTCTACAAGTAAATTGTTTTCCGAAGAAGAATCCTATGAGGTGGAGATAGAACTTGCTGATTTGGCAGGCATTCATAAACACTTCTCCAGAGTAAAACAATCGATACAGAAAACCATCCAATACATACAATGTGGACTTCAGAACACAACCTATCCTATCCCAAAGAAGGAACAACAAGAGGTGTTGGACGAGTACTTGGGACTCATCTTTGTTGCCGACAAACCTAAGATGATAGATACCAAGAATTTCATCGGACCTTCATCCTTTACCTTACAGAAAATCAATGTAGTCAATGACCCTGATAATCAGGCGCCCTGTATTTTGAAGGACTTTTGCGTGACAGAGAAAGCAGATGGCGAGAGAAGACTGTGTATGATTTCTCGGAATGGACGTATCTACATGATAGATACCAACATGAAGGTTCAATATACGGGATGTTCTACTAAGAAAACCGAACTGTTTGCGACCTTGATAGATGGCGAGTTTATTCCTTATGGGGCACAGCATAAAATACTTGATTTATACGTCGCGTTTGATATCTATTTCTATAACGGCAAAAACACACGCAGGGAACCCTTCTACAGCAAAACCGAGAAAAAGAACCGATACGACCGTCTACGAATTGTGATGAAATATATTCAAGAGACGATTGAACATGAGAGCGAAACGAATACGATGAAATTCAGAGCCAAGGAGTTCCACATGTCAGATGAGGCAACCTCTATCACGGAATGTTGTCAGAAGATATTCCACAAAATAGATAGCGGTGTGTTTGAATATGAGAACGACGGTCTTATCTTTACCTCTATGACTCTAGGAGTCGGTATGGAAAATCCCGAAGACAAGGTAAAAAATTACAAATACACGTGGGGCCAAAGCTTTAAATGGAAACCTCCGGAATTCAACACCATCGACTTTCTGGTTCAGCTCAAGGAGACCCATTATATTTCTTCCACGAAATCTCAGAACACTGAACCTTATCAGCTTGCTCATTTAAACGTAGGGCACGACCCAAAACAAGGTATGTTGAACCCACAAGACTTGCTGTTTGAAGGGAAAGTATCTTCCATCCATGAATCCACTGGGTATACAAAGGCTCTGTTTGTACCTAGTAGTCCCTACGATGCTCAAGCCTATCAGGCCTATTTGCCTCTCCTGGAGAATCAAGGAAACATGTGTCCATTCACAGAAAACAAGGAGGTCATCGAAGACGATAGTATCGTAGAGTTTAAATACGTCTTTACAGACGATAAACGTTTCAGATGGATTCCTTTAAGGATTCGTTACGATAAAACTGCGGATTACCGCAAAACAAAACGGAATTTCGGTAACTCTTACCAGGTTGCCAATAGCAACTGGTATAGCATGTATAACCCTATCACAAAAGAAATGTTGTGCGATGCTACCTTGTTGCCTACGTTCCAAGACCTAGACCAGACCGTTTATTACAACCGAACCGGCAGTAAATCCTATACCATCAATCTACGAAACTTCCACAACTTGATTGTGAAAGCAATGTTATACGATTCCGTGATGTTTAAAGGATGTACTCTTTTGGATTATGCGGTAGGTAAAGGAGGTGATATCTCCAAATGGATGAACAACAACCCCGCATTTGTGCTAGGGATTGATATTTCCAAAGACAATATTCACAATATGAAAGACGGTGTATGTGCTCGGTATCTTGATTTAAAAAGTCGAAAACGAAATCTGTTTGACGCCCTATTCATTCATGGAGACACAAGCAAACTGTTGCGAGGCGAGGAATTTGCGGTTCAAGAAGACAAAGAGGAGGAACAAAAGAGTAAATTTGTCTTTCAGCAAGTGATGGGTATCAAAGAACCCTCCAAACAATATGGGTCTTATGTCGAGAAAAACCATGGCGTCGCAAAAAAACTGTTTGATGTAGGGTCAATACAGTTTGCGCTACATTATATGTTTAAGAACAAGGACACGCTCCATACCTTTATGAAGAACTGTTCCGACACAATTAAGGTGGGTGGGTACTTTATAGGTACCTGTTACGATGGGTCTAAGATATTTGAAGCGCTCAAAGACGAAAAGGAAGGAGGTAAGATAGAGCTCTATAAATCGGAAGACTGTAAGAGCTCGAAAAATATGAAAAAAATATGGTCCATCACAAAGAAGTATAGTCAGTCCGAATTTCCGGACAACGAATCGTCTCTTGGGATGACGGTAGGGGTTTACCAAGAGACCATCAACAAGGATTTTGACGAATACTTGGTACATTTCCCTTATTTCATAGAAAACATGAAACAATATGGATTCGAAGTAGAAACCAAAATGCCAGGTACGGATTTACCTGGGATTGGAAATTTCAGCGTACTCTACGAATATATGATAAAGACAGGAGGTACCTTTCTCATGTGCGAAAAAGAAAAGGAAATCTCTTTCATGAATAAGTATTTTGTGTTTAAGAAAATACGACAAGTGGATAGTCTCCTTGTCTACAATTCCAGTTCTATTCAAGAGGAAGAATATTTTGGGAAGATAGGAAAGGCAGTCAAGCTGAATAAACCTATTAAATTAAGAAAATAGAGAAATCATGATTACTATAATCAACGATGAATAGTTATAATATTCATGAACTCGTGCCGGTGATTCACGAAGAGAATATACAAATCCATTCAAAGGAAATTACTTATACAAATAAAACTTTGCGAACCTATATTCATACAATTAAAAAAGAAATCGACCATTGTCTCGTGGAATGGGAGAAGAACAAACGAAAACTCAACCCATATGAATACATCAATACACAATTTGATGCTTTTAGTCCATGTGTGTGTAATTACAAACCGATTTCAAGAGCCTTTTTTAAATTACTAGAAATATTGAATGCGTTTCCTTTTTGCTTTCCAAAGGTGATGCGTAGTTTTCATCTAGCAGAAGGACCCGGAGGTTTTATCGAAGCCATACAATATTCACGTAAAAATCCGAAAGACGTTTATTATGGTATGACCTTATTAGATACAAAGAGGGATATTCCGTTATGGAACAAATGTGAACGAAGTCTGATGAAAGGAAACCCCAACATCATCATAGAATCCGGAGATGGGACTGGAAATCTATATCATCTAGAAAATCTTCTATATGTTAGACAACATTATGAACATTCGATGGATTTTATTACAGCAGATGGCGGATTCGATTACAGTGTCGACTTTAATAATCAAGAAGAAAGTTCTCTACATCTTATTTTCTCGGAGGTATGTTTCGCATTGATGATGCAGAAAAAGGGAGGACATTTTATTCTGAAAGTATTTGATACGTTTAGTTCTTCTACGATAGAACTTCTCTATTTACTGACGTATTTGTACGAAGAAGTGGTTGTGTCTAAACCCATGACGAGTCGTCCAGCAAACTCAGAGAAGTATATTCTATGTAATAAATTCAAAATGGTTCATAACATAGAAGAAATCAAAAACAAGATTTGTGACATCTATACCACCGTACAGAATAATCCATACACCTCAATTCTGTCGATGGAACTCCCTAATTTATTTCTAAATAAAATAAGAGAAATCAACTCCATTTTTGGACAGAGTCAAGTGTCTACTATCTTGTCGGTCCTTACCTATATTACCGATGACAAAAAGAACGACAAGTTAGACCAACTTAGAAAGTCACATATTCATAAATGTGTCAAATGGTGTAAAAAAAACAACATGGATATTCATGACAAATATTATGGTGTTTATTGAAGGTTTGTAGGAAGACAGCTTTGTTCGTGCGCACGGTCTTGTCTCACCCAAACACAGCCCGTAGGAGGATAATTCTGTCCTTTCACATTGACATACCCAGTATCAAGCGTTGCTCTTGCGGTAGCATAGTTGGCCAAAGCCACGTTTGACATCACGGTTTGATATTTGAGACGGTTGGTTCGAGACGAGGCAGTCGCCCCACCTTGCTGTTGGAACGCACGATTTGAAGGCTTGATTACAATCTTATTACAAACACCTGTTACATCTGGACTCTCTGACCCTTGTCCACTTGTATACGTATAGTCCGAAAGTTTTTTACCTTTGGTTTGATTCTGTTCAAAAGTCTTGGTTCTCTTCTGTAAATATTCCTTGGTCGTGGTACAGTATTCCTTCGTACAGTTACCCGCATTTCTTCTTATCGCCGTACATTCACCATTTTTACGTTTCGAGTGGCAATCTTCTTTGTTGTGGTCTATCTCTGTTACAATACAATTCGTAATGGGTTCCTTTGTTACGGTGACACTTGTACCATTCAATTGACTTATCGTGACATTGGAAGAGGCAGTCCCCGTATTTAAACGCTTACGCCATACTTTCAGAGGCCTAGAAAGCTTCTTCATACAAACCGTTGGCAGGTTTGTACCAATGGTAGTACACTCTCTCTCCTCAAAAATAAAACCTTTCTTTACGGGGTCATAATAAGCCGAACCAGGAATCCAAATGTTCTGTTTGACATTTAATCTTGGAATAGTCGCAAGTACGGTCTTTGTGACGGTTTCAGGATAGTTCTGTCTTCTAGAGGTATAAGGTCCTACCGTATTTGTTTCTGGACGAGTATTTGAGGGATATACGCTTTGTGAAGGTTGTCCTTTCCATGTAAATCTCATTATATATATATGATACTTAAAATTATTCTCGTTATTGTTTTTGTTAAACTATGCCTTGACACTCTTTGGTCCAGAGAAAACTTTATGGAAGTACCTAACCTAGCTAGAGTGTCAGAGGATAAAGAAAAACCATCTAAATGTAATATTAACATCCAGTTTCCAAACTATGACCCCGTATTAAACCTATACAACAATGATAACAATTTTTTATTCAATAACTTTAGCAATATAAAAAAATCCGCAAATCCAGATGAATGTTAAACTTTTATATCTTTGTACTATAATGTTGAGTACACATGAAAAACTATACCTTTTGATTTGGATGTTTCTTTACGTGGTGATTGTTTACCTCGCTTCAAACCGATTGAATTAACCGGTCTTTTCTTTGATTTCGTTGGACATGCTTAAAATCTCCCTGGTTTTTTGTACCACATTGGAAAGGGTATCTGAAGGGGAACTTCCATTTGAACTTATAAATTCTAGTAAAACTTCTGGTTTATAGCCATCTTTTATCTTCCTCGCATACAACTCTGCGATTCTAGAGTCTATCATTTTATCGATTTCGTACTTACACATAAAACGATGAAACCTCTCCATGACTGCCTTTTTTTCATCCGTATCTATCGTAAAAGAGGAGGTCACTTTTAATCCTTTTATAATCTTTAAGATGTTTGTAGAGACGGAACCATTGTCACTACCATTCATTTTAAAAATTTTAACTGTTTCCGGAGACAAATCAGACTTTAGGAAATCCGGATTTTCTATTTTGATGTATACAAAATAACTATCTAAGACCTTTCTAACCACCGTAGAATAATTTGTGGGCATCATGATATTATATATTGCCGCTCCGCTGAGCAAGAGTCCTGCTCCTCCAGATGAGGCCATACCTATACCGAATGCGCCAGCCGTAGAAGCGGACGCAGTAGCGGTGCCCACTACGCCACCCGCTCCAGCGGTAGCACCCGCACCCGAAGCCACGCTAAGCGCACTACTTACCCCCGTTGCTGCCAGAATTCCAGAAACACTGACAAATCCACTTGCGATGAGGGCAAGGATAGCAAGCCACATACCTGAATCGATATAACGTTTTACTAATCGAGAAACGCTATTCTTAAAGGTACACGTGTCGCAGTGAACTCTACAGATATCGTCTTTGTCAAACTCAGATTGACTGATATGTTTTTGTACACAATTTATCCGTTCTTCATAAGAAATGTTCGTTGGATTATAAAAGGGGTTTACAATGGTGACGACCTCTTTGTTTCTCAAAATGGTCTTTTCGTTCGCATATTTTGCGCATACCTTGATTGTTTTATAGATGAGCACCCATTTCATCAATGATTTGTAATCCTGTATTTTATAGATAATTCGGTGTATATACTTTTTTCGTTCTGCGTCACTGGCTCGAATCCCTTCGATGTAATCGAACAGACGAAAGATAGCATGTTTTAGTTTTGTATAATCGCTCGGATTACTAAACATAGTCTTAAACTTTTCTAGAAAACCAGGTGAATAATCTTTCTCCTCCAAGAATGGCTTTTGAATAGGGTTCCCATTCTTATCAAAGGAAGGGTTAGGGTCTTTGTAATTAGTCACGAGAGAGGTCTTTCCATGAATATAAACATCTTTCTCTAACAAAAAATCATCTTCCTGTAACTCTTTTTGTTTTTCAATCTCAAAAAGTGAGGGAAATGAACGATGGAAAAAAGACCCTCTTACGTCATTGAATGCTTTTCTAGATAAGTTATTCAGATTACTCATAGGTATATTCAAGACTTCTGCTAAAAGATAAAAAGAACCCGCAAATAAGGCTGCTACTCCATACATTACCAATGTTCCCATCATTGCTATCTCTTTCGCTGGACCACCTCCTTTTAGAGTTTTTGTATGACGTCTCTGTTTCTTGTTTTTACGTCTATGTGTGTTTATCTTTTGTCTATGTATATGTCTTTTATGTGTAAACCTCATTAAAGTATGTGGATATTAATTTCATCGTACACGCTTTAAAAACTCATAAGACCCATGAGATTCATCTCCACCAAAAGATTTGTCGTTGTAGTTTTTGTTTATCATACTGAGCCCCTTGAATTTAGTGAATAGGGAACTATCCGAAACATATTTTTGGTTTCCACTATAAAGCGGGACTTCTGATGGAGTCACGCCTTGTGTCACTGTACTACAGTCTTTCTTACTGACGCACCCTCCCATTTTAGGTCTCAACTTCATGGAATTCACACCATACACCTGATTCGGTCCACCACAGGTCTGATAGTTTCGAGACAACACATCTCCCTGATTAAAAGCAGTTCGGAATGGACCCGCCAAGGAAGGAATGCGTCGACCGTTTAATTGAACTTGGCTGGTTTTAAATGCTTTTCGTAAGATTTTTCGCTTCATAGCATCCTCCGAGCAAAAAGTACTATTGGCAAATCCGCTACGTCTACCGCCAGGAAGACCGCCTCCTAAAACGCTTGTTTGTGTCGATGGTTCAAATCCTGACATGTATATTCTATCATTATAAAATAATTACCCTTAGGTCATAATTCGTGGAACCACATTCATCGCAATGAGTTCCTGAAAGAGGAGCTTACAACTGAAGGGGACTTCTACATAAGAGAACTCTGTCTTGTTCTCGCACATTTTACACAGATGAATATGCTTCTTCTCGTTGAAAATCGCAATCATACCACACCGCTTACACACATGAAAGGAGTATTTGTCGGATACGTCATACATTCTCTCTTTGGTAAATCGCGATGCTCCGTGTGAAATCATACAGTCTCGTTCCATCTCTCCGAATCGCAAACCTCCGTCTCGACTACGACCTTCCGCCGGTTGACGGGTCAGATTCACCATGGGTCCGATACAACGACTGTGTTGCTTGTCGTTTACCATGTGCTTGAGTCTCTGGTAATAGACTGGGCCAATAAAGATGGAAGACTCAATCTGTTGTCCGGTTTTTCCATCATACAATACATCGTTTCCTTTAGATTCGTAATTGTATTTTTGGAGTTCCTTGAAGATAGTTTCCATGTTAATCTCTCCGAAACTAGTACCATCTCCAAAGAGTCCCAGTTCAAGGAGTAACTTTCCTAGAACTGTTTCCTTGATTTGAGCAATCGTCATGCGCGAAGGAATCGCGTGTGGATTAATAATCAAATCTGGACGAAGTCCGTCTTTGGTAAAAGGCATATCCTGCTCATCGATAATGTTTCCAATGGTACCCTTTTGTCCGTGGCGGCTGGAAAACTTGTCTCCGATATTAGGCTTCCGCAAGGTACGAATCTTCACCTTACAGAAGTTGTACCCATCCCCGTTCCGGTCAATATATACTTTATCTGTATAAGACTCCTCGTCGGTTCGATAGCATTTGCTTTGGTCCTCGTATTTGACGACCTTTGTATTGTCGTTCTTATTTTCCTTGATGACAACCACCTTTGCGATAATAATATCCTTATCTTCTACCAAAGTGTTCTCATCCATCACACCATGTTTATTAATTTTGCTATAATTTCCAAACTTCATGTTCTTCGTGTTCAGTTTGTTTGGATTCATTCGGATTTCTTCCTCTCCATTAGTCTTCTTGTCTTCATCCTTTTCTGTATGGTAGATAGTCGCATGAAACAACCCTCTGTCAATACTTCCACGATTAAACAAGATACTATCCTCCTGATTGTAGCCACTATGGGTCATAATCGCAACAATCACCTGATTTCCGGATGGAAGACGATTCAGTTTCAACATATTCATAATCCGCGTTTCTACCAAGGGTCTCATGCTGTAGTTCAGCACATATGCTGTTTTGTCCATACGTTGTTGAATGTTCGAAACATAGACACCCATCGCCTGTTTACCCATCGCAGATTGATAGGTATTTCTGGGGGATTGATTGTGTTCCGGGAAGGGAATACATGAAGCAATCACGCCAAAGATGGTGCTTGGATGAATTTCACAGTGGGTATAATGGTATTCTGGATGAATTTTATGGGGCTTTGTCGCAATCATGCTCATCGATTGTTCATACGGATCCACGTATTCAATCACCGATTCGTCAATCTTGATAGAGACCAATAAATCATCCCAGGTAAGTTCGCCACTATCCAACTGATGAATCATTTTCTTGGTAATCAACAACGCATTGTCTCTTACTTTGTACAAGGGCCTCAACAATCGTCCGTATTCATTCGACACAAAGATTTCCTTTGTGTTATAATCAAACACAACCGATGTATAAATATTGATAATCCCCTTGGATTTCTTGTCCTTCAACTCTTTATAGAGTTCAATCGGATGGTTAGTGATACCTATCCATCGACCATTGACGAAGACCTTGACTTTATTGAAATATTTCTGTGGGCAGGTCAAATCATCTAGCGCAACAATTTTGTCTTTCAAATAAGCGTAAATAGGAGCACTGTCGGAATATCCTGAAATCGTGGTCATGTAACTGAGGTTTTTCACAACACCAATCGATTGACCTTCAGGCGTCTCGGCTGGACAGAGAAAGCCCCAAGAAGACCCGTGTAGTTTCCGCGGTTCAATCAACTTTCCACTTTTGTCAATCGGCATATTAATTCGACGCAAGTGGCTAAGGGTAGACGCATAAGTGAGACGGTTGAGTACCTGCGCTACACCCACTTTATTCGAGTTCAAATGCTTAATCCCGAAATCACCCGTTGAGAGCGCGCGTTTTAGACCATTTTCTATGGTCGACGACTTGACAATCTTATAGATGTTGGTGAGCGTAATAATACTTCCATAATCTTCCGTCGATTTCCATGAACCATTGTTGATTTCACGAATCACTCTCTTTTGAATGTCTTTCACTACTTTGTTGAAATAGTTACGAAAGAGGTTATTCATGAGGGTGCCTGTGAGTTCAACCCGTTTGTTCGTATAGGTATCTCGTTCATCGCATGGGATATAGCCTAGCGCACTCCGTACAATACGATTCACCATATAGCCGAGCAAATAGATTTTCTCGGTAGAGGTTACACAATTCGGGAACAAATCATTTGACAAAACATCCAAAGCAAATTCGTGCTTTTTTCGTTGACCTTCTTCCTTTTCCATGTTCAAGGGGGTGTAAATCACTGAATTAATCACGTATTTCAGACAGTCATCGTAAGTGAGATATTCAACCGACTGCATGATAGATGCCTTCAGATATTGTAGAATATCGTGGTTCTCTTTGTTCGCGACATCCAGGCAGATAATCTGACAAATTTCTTTGTCGCTTTTTACACCGAGTGCTCGAAACAGAATGAACAGAGGAATGGGGCGTTTAAGTCTTGGAATTTGAACCAGAATTTCATTTCCACAGGAGGTCAGTCGAGATGAAATCATCATGTAGATTTGTTTGGGAGAAATACACTTCCAATCTGGGACCGAGCGTATCTCGGAACTATACAACCACTTATGTCCTGGTTTCATTTTGTAACATAATATTTTATTATCTGCGGGTTTTTCTTGACCGATACAGGTCTTTTCCGAACCATTGATAATAAAGTATCCACCGGGGTCCATTGTACATTCTTCCGTGACATTTGGATGAATGTAACTATACTGGTTTAGAATACAGATACACGACTTCAGCATAATCGGAATTTTTCCAAATTGAATCTTGGACAATTTAATGGTCTTTGTCTCTTCTTTTTCCAACCTTTCTCCTGTTCGGATGAGATATTTGATGTTCAAATCAATCGTAAAATTGGAGGTGTATGTGAAATTTCGGAGACGAGCATTGTTTGGAAACATCAGCTTGGTTGCTCCATTATTCTCATGAATCTCTGGTCGGTAAATACACAGATTTTCAAATTCAATAAACACTTCCAAACGATAGTTTTTACATTCTTTGATGTAGTCATGCGGAGACTTAATATGAAGAGGATTAAACATTTGAATGGTTCGTTTCATCTGATTTTGAATAAAGTCATTGTAAGATTCGACCTGATGCTTTACCAACTGAGGCAAGTGCTTATTCGCAAAGTAGGACTCAATGACTTTCCAGCAGTCCTTCTCTTCGTAAGTCTCATCACGTCGGGAATCCATTTTTACCTACTATATTTATAGAATGACTTTAATTCAATTTTTTATTTGTTTAGAACATCGTTTTATTTTGGGTTCCATCATTATATGAGTTTAAAAACAATCCAGATGGACCCAAGTCATCTTAAAATGACAAAACAAAAGAAGACCAAAAAGGCCATTATACCTCCATCGGTCATGATAAATCAACCGAATCTCCGTCAGATATTGCTGGATAAGTTGATGAAACATCGTAAGACACAGAAAAAGAAAGAACCCGATATCTTAAGCAATAACTTTGATGAACAGTGTATGTTTCCGGAACAAGCACCTGTGGTCGAGATAAAGCCACAAGAAACCCATATGAGTACAGTGTCTCATGACAAACCCTATGGCGTTTTAAAGAATGGACTCAAGCCCACGTTTAAGACCTGGAATAAAACCCAGAAAAATAACGTGGCCACAATAGGTACGACTGAATCCGTGAATAGGTGTATCCACCCAGTCGAGACCATCCAACCAGAAATAAGACCACCCGAAAGAGTACCTGAACCCGTTCCCATCGAAGTGAGTCCATCCTTATCCGAACCCGTTCCTGTTGAAGTCGCACCAACCGAGGTCACTACTGTAGAGACGAGAGTTCCTATTAAAGTTGGGAAAAGTAAGAAAAATAAAACGGTTCAAATCTTAATTCCTTGTCATCAAACACGTAAGAATCGAACCGAACAATACGATACGTATCGAAAAACCTCTTTATCTACAGTAAAAAATTATTTGAAAAATCGTAAACTCATCAAGGTAGGAAGTACCGCACCCACCAATCTCATTCGCCAGATTTATGAGAATGCAAAAGCCTATGGTGACGTAGTCAACGAAAACAAACAGAATTTACTCTATAACTTTGAAGCGGACGAAACCCTAGAATAAAACACTTTTACATCTTGGACAATGATTGTGAAAATTTATCCAATAGAAAAAGAGTTCTCTACTGAAAATATGGTTACATTCCTTTACCCGAATGACTTTATCCTCTGGTTTAAACATCGTTCGAGATAGTGGACAGAACATTGGTTCTGGATTAAAAATAGAACCGTAATTACATTCGACAAATGTACATTCCTTCTCCTTCATGGTAACGTCTGACTCGGATGGTTTCACAAAGTTCGCAACGGTCTGTTCATGTAGTTTGACAGTCTCTATTAGTAATTGAATGTTTTGGCTGTTTTTCAAAAGGAGTTCCATGGAATCCATGGTGGATGTATCTATGAAGTATTTAAATTAAAACAAGAGTATTGAATTAAACACATCACTCCTCATTCTTTATGAAGGGTATTTGCGGGTTATCAAACCTGGGTAACACCTGTTACATAAACGCAGCCTTACAGATTTTTTCACAAATCCATGAACTCAACCGTTACATTCTCACTGTACAAAATGTAAAGAATTGTATCGATTCAAATGTCACGTTTGAATGGATTCAATTGTATAAGATATTTGAAGAGAACCATGGAACGATTATACCGAATCGTTTCATTGAACGTATGAGACAAGTGTCTACGCATAAACATCGGGACGAATTTTCGGGTCATGAACAGAGTGATTCGGTTGAATTTTTTGAATTCATGTTAGAGTGTATCCATAATTCTTTAAACGGACTAGATGAATCCATTCGAGACAAAAGAGCCCTTGACAATCCGATCGACAAATACATGGCCCATATAGAAAAGAGTGACCATTCTATCATACAAAAATTGTTTGTCTCCTGTTCTATCAATCGATACGTGAATCCGAATACGCATAAAGTGGAGTTTGACCGGATTGAACATGAGTACCGTCTCTCTTTATCTATTCCGGAAATACCCAATGTATCGTTACAGGATTGTTTTACGGATACGTTTAAAGAAGAGCTACTTACAGGAGACAACGCATGGTTTGATGAAAAGGAAAATATCAAAAAAACAGTACTCAAACGTAGTTGTCTTTGCTATACCCCGCCTATTCTAGTCCTTCATCTGAAACGCTGGAAAAAAAATCTCATGAAAAAAAATTTCAAAGTAAATACTCCGTTTCGTTTAGACATTCAGCCATTTACGATTTATAAAGAGCCTTGTGAATACGAACTATTTGGTATTATCAATCACGAAGGGAGTATCCAAATGGGACATTATCATGCTTCTATTCAGAGAAATGGAGCATGGTTTTCCATGAACGACAACATGATTCAGCACGTTTCACCTGAACACCTGATTCACGAAAGAAACTATTGTCTGTTTTATAGAAAAATAAAATAATGTTTCATTATAAATATGTCTGATTCTTTGGACGATTTCTATAAAGAGTACCATGTCAATTTAGTCGCTTTATTTGGAGTGATTATTATAGTCTATATCGCCATTTTTAGTTTATTCAATAACACTTCCGTGAATTCACCCGAAGCTAGACCCTGGATTGTGATGATTGAAATCTGTTTATGGGTTTTATTCATTGTCATTCTTTTTCTAAACATGAAACATTTTAGTAATTTTGAGTTTGATTTCAACAATGTGTTGTTTAATCTATTCGGTTCAGATAAGCCAGAACTAGAAGTTCATGTTCATAAACCTCGATTAGAGATTCCAACGGCTCCTGTTCATCGAGATGTTTCTAATGTACCTGTCGTTTGTACACAAGATGTCTCCGGTGAAGTATTTCACATTCCTCGAAATCGATATACCTATGAACAAGCAATTGAAACCTGTAAACTATTTGATGCGAGATTAGCGACCTACGACGAAGTCGAAGATTCTTATAAAAATGGAGCTAATTGGTGTAGCTATGGTTGGTCTAGCGACCAATTAGCCCTGTTTCCTATTCAGAAATCCATGTACAATGAGTTGAAAAAGATTCCCGGTCATGAAAGAGACTGTGGACGAGTGGGCGTCAACGG